GTTTGTTGCTGGGGATAATTTTACAAGTGTAGCAAGTGTAGTTAGTGGAACGATTAATACAACAGGGTGCGTATTTATAGCAACAGGGACAACTCCAACTGTTTGGACAAACGAAAGTATATTAACGAGTTCAGACGATTTAGATTTTAGCGCATACGACCACACATATACACGTGCTAATCAAATAGCTTTAAACGTAGCGAATGAGGGTACTGGCTTAGGTGTGGTATATCCATTTATTGATAATGCTCAAAACGGTGGTAGTGATACAGTGTTTAATGTAGAAAGTTTTTTGCCTTGCTTTCACAATAGGGAATATATTGATAAAATTATAACAAACACTGGTAGAACTTGGACATCGTCAATTTTAGATGACACTGAATTTTTAAACCATATAACTTACCCTAATTTAATAAATTTACAATTAACTCAAACACAATTAAATTTAAAACAATTTTATGTAGGCTTAACAGCAAACACTGCTATTCCATTTGCCGTATCTCAAGATGTTGTTTATACTAATGATAGTACAAATGGTTTCTTTGATTTAGGCGGTCAGTTAGCACCCTCAAATAATTTTGTTACACTTAATGCAAACGGTTATTACAATGTAGCAGCAGTTAATTATGTAAAGATTACACCTACTCATAGCAATCCAGTGGTGGCATTTTGGGGAGGAAATACTACACTTAGTACTACTATTCGTAAATCGGGTAATAGTGGAGCAAGTTTTTTTAATTTAGTGCCATCTGTACTTACTTTTATTACAGCTGCGAGTGGCGGTCCCATTGGTACATCTATTTACGGTAATAATGGAGCGGCAACAGGTAGTCAATTTTTTGCAGCTGGTGACATATTATTAGTAACTATTAACGTGTTTGTTAATAGTTTAGTTTTTTATAATGCAGCTGGTGCTCCAATTACACCTACTGGAACTTTAACCTGGAATCTTGAGTTAGTTGGTGGGGCTGCTAAAACATCGTTCTACGCTTTATGTACTCAAAAAACTATTTTAGCAGGTGACACAATGACTTGCAATAGTGCTTTGCCTACTAAGATAAAACAAAAGGATTATCTTAAGTCAATTATACAAGCACTAAATTTATTTATTGATGTCGATACTAATAATCCTAATAACTTAATTATTGAATCGTTTAATGAATTTTACAACGGTGACATAATTGATTATGAAAATAAAACAGACTTATCTAAAGACCAAAGTATTAACCCAAATATATTAGAGGGTAAAAAATATATTTACACTTATAAAGCCGATACCGATAAATGGAACGAGCAATATAAGAATGAATTTAACGAAGTGTTTGGCACACACGAAGAGGATGTTGAAAATGATTTTATTAAGTCAGATAAAAAGAATGAGATAATTTTTAGCCCAACTCCAAACGTTGCTAATTACGGTTTAGGTATTGTTATGCCACGTATTTACAAAGAAGAGAATTTAATAAAAAAACAATTTGCTAGTAATATTCGTTGGTTAATTTGCGGTGGAATAAAACAAACGGTTACACCTTATACATGGCAGCAAACAGGGCAAGCTAATTTAACAACTAATAATTATTTATATGCTGGACATACAGACGACCCATTAGATCCAAATGTTGACTTAAACTTTGGCTTACCTAAAAAAGTTTATTATGACTATCCAAACGCATACTTTACAACTAACAACCTTTATAATAGATACCATGCTAAATACTTAAACAATCTAATCAATAGAGATGCTAAATTTGTAACTAAATATTTATGGTTAAGCCCAAAAGATATTTATAATTTTAATTTTAGGAATAGACTATTTATTGACGGTGCTTATTATATCGTTAATAAAATAGAAAATTATAATCCATTAGAGTTAACAAGTACAAAGGTTGAGTTAATTAAGTTGTTAGAAACGCAAATATTTACACCGACAAAATTTTTAATCAGTTCAAGTACAGACGTTGCTGGTGGTGTAGAGGTTTATAATTCTACATTAAACACTTCTTTTAGCGTTGGAATTGGAAACCAAAATAGAGGTACTAATTGTTTGGCTATTGGTGATAATATTATGATACCCGCAAGCTGCACTAACGTAACGGTAATTGGTAGCAATATTAGTGTGCCTGAAAACACTAGCGGATTTAGTTACATAAATGGAACGGTAACAAATACTATCTATAACGAAAAAGCATTAATACAAAATAAGTCAGCAGATTATAATGTTAAGGCTTACGATGACGTTGTATTTATGACTACTGGCGCAACTAACAAAACAGTTACACTAGCTTACGCACAAATTGGATTTTTAGAAAGTACCGTAATTTTAAATATAAATACAGTCGACACTACTTTTGAATATGGCAAACAAATAACTATTAAGAAAGTTGATAGCGGTGCTGGCGATGTTATAATAGACGGTAACGGTGCTTTAATAGACGGTGCTGCTACTTATACAATATACACACAATACGATTCTGTTACTTTACAATGGGATGGTACTAATTGGAATATAATATAAAAATATGTCAAATCTTAAACACCCAAATAAAGATATTCAGTTTATCAATTCTATTGATGACTTCCCTGCTGCTATTACTAGCGTAATAACACTTGAATCAAATGTTACTTACTTTATTTGTAGCACTATTGATTTAGTTGGAAGTAGATTAGTAGGTTCATCAAACACTACTATCATAGGTGGTTCGTCTGAAAATTGCCGTTTAAAAAGTACAGGGTTAAGTGCAGCAACTGCTTTAATTAGTAGCGCATGGTCTTTACCTATTCGTAATATAACTATTGAACATGGTACTGCTTTAAACTTAGATGCTACTGCAAATGCAACTCAAGCCTTAGATTTGTTTGGTGTTAATTTTACCGATTGTGCAACGGTTGGAACTATTAAGAATTACACAAACTTTATAATGAATGATAGTGCTTTTTTAAATTCTCAAGGCTTAACTTTTGATGGTTCATTTGGTACTATTGCTTTTGGTAACACTTTATTTGATAATCGTGCAACTGGTACTTCAATAATTTTACCAGCAACATTAACAGTAACTAGACGTTTTAGAATTATTTATAGTTCATTTGTTTGTTTAAGTGGAGAAACTGGAATTAATGTTTCTGCAAGTGCTACTATTCCTGAAGAAAAATATATCTTAGATACCGTTAATTTTAGTGGTGGTGGTACTTATTTAACTGGAGTTACCGATACAAGCAACAAGGCTTTATTTACAGCGTGTGTAGGTATTACAAATACTAATGTAAACGGTCAACTTTATATGCAAAATAATGCTACCGTTACAACGGTTGCAAGTGCTAATGTATTCTATAAAGTATTAGGAACAACAACCGCTAGTGCAGGTAATCAAAAATATTTACATTCAAATAATAGATTAACAAACGATGCAATTATACCTAGAAAGTTTTTAATACAATGCAACTTATCATTTAATAGTACAAATGCTAATGTTTGTGAATTTGGTTTTTATGATAGTGTTTTAGCTACAATTAGAACACCTAGCAGAACAAAATCAACTGCTAATAATTCTGGACGTGCTGAAAACGTTTCCTTTAATTGTGTGGTTACTCATAAACAATTTGATTACTTAGAGATACACGCAGCAAATACAACTGGAGCAAATAACATTACGGTTACTGATATGAATTTTGTAATTACGGAAATAAAATAATGATAGATAAAATAGAATACTTAGAATCTCAAATGAATAACCAACCTAGTCAAATAATACTTGACGGTATGGCTTGTATTCACATGTGTATTGAAATAGCAGCAACTGGTAACGAAGATTTAATAAACTTGATAAATGGCAGATAAAAACGAGATAGCATTTGATTTAGAAGTCAAAGGTGTAGAACAATCTATTGAATCTGTAAAGGATTTAAAGAACGCTATTAAGGCCGCTAAGGACGAGCAAGTTAAAATGGCGGCCGCATTTGGTGAGGGCTCAAAAGAATATTTAGATGCAAGTAAAAACGTAGCTTCTTTAAAAGATAGAGTTGACGATTTAAACGATAGCACCAAGTCTTTAAAAGGTAGCGGGGTTGAACAATTAACTCAGGGCTTTGCTCAAATGAAAGAGGGCATAATGAACCTCGATTTTGAAAAAGTAAAAGTTGGAATTGCTGCAATGAAGTCGGGAATGGGTGCCTTTGCTACTTCTGCAAAGACTGCATTACAAGGTGTTAAGGGTGCTTTAATTGCAACTGGTATTGGTGCATTAGTTGTACTGCTTGGAACTATTGTTGCTTATTGGGACGAGATTAAAGGTGCTATTAGTGGTGTTACCGAAGAGCAAGAAAGACTTAATGCTGCTACAGCTGAAAATTTAGCCATTGAACAAGATAAACTAAAATCATTAGAATCGTCTAATAATACTTTAAAGTTACAGGGCTTAAGCGAAAAAGAAATATTAGCACTTAAGATAAAACAATTAGATGCTGTTTACGAAGCACAAGAAGCCCAACTACTAAGCACTATTCAAACTCAACAAGCGCAAGAAGCAGCAGAAAAAAGAAATAAAGAAATTTTACAGGGTTTAATCAGTATGACAACTGCACCATTATCTTTAGTTTTGGGTGCTATTGATATGGCTGGCAAAGCATTAGGTAAAAACTTTGGACTTTCTGAAAAATTTAAAGGATCAATAACCGACCTTGCTTTAGGGGATGAAAAAGAAAACGAAGAAAAAAGAAAAAAAGAACTAGATGCTCAAATACAATTACTAAAAGATTTAAAAGAAAAAAGGGCTGGCTTTCAATTAGGGATAAATAAAATTGATGACGATGCTGCAAAAGCTGCAAGTGAAAAACAAACAAAAGCAAATGAAGAAGCTAAAGCAGCAAGATTAAAACATGCCGAAGATTTAAAAAGGATTAACGAACAAGAGGCTGACGATTGGTTTGCTAAAATAGTAGCTGAGCAAAAAGCTGAAGCCGATATGATTGCTGCTAGTAAAAAAGCACACGATGATTTAATTGCTTATAATAGACAAGCCGATTTAGAAAACCAAGCGATTGAAAACCAAGAAGCGTTAACGCATGCTGCTTTAAAAGTTGCGCAAAATCAAAATGATACAAATGCTTTAATAGCACAATTACAAGTTAAAAGAGATATAGCATTACAAGATGCTATGTTAACAAGTGAGGGTAAAAAATTAATAGAGCAACAATATAAAAACGATGTTGACGCTATTAATAAAGCCGCTGATGAAAAAAAGAAAGCGGATGAAACAGCAGCCGTTAACGGTAGTTTACAATTAGCAACTCAGTCACTTGCCGCAACCCAACAACTAACTGACTTATTCTTTGAGTATAAAAAGAAAGGTTTACAGAAAGGTAGTAAGGAAGAGATTAAAGCGGCTGAGCAACAATTTAAAGTTAACAAGGCTTTACAAATTGCAAATGCTGTTGTTAGTGGTATTCAAGGTGTTATGGCTGCATATAGTTCAGGTTCTGCTATCCCTATTATTGGGGCGGTTGCTGGTCCTGCATTTGCTATATTAGCTGGTATTTCTGCTGCTGCAAATATTGCTAAAATTGCATCCGCTAAATTTAATCCTGGCACAACGTCTGCACCGTCAACTGTTGGTGCAACAGGAGGCTCTGCTCCCGCAATACCTGCACCACCTATAATATCAACTCAACAAAACAATACAAATCAAAGTACATCGTTTGATGAAACTGGTAAAAGAATAGGTGGTGACAACGAAAAACAAATGCAACCAGTGATACAAGTAAAAGCAACCGTAGGAGTTGACGAAGTATCAAGTAAAACCAATAGAGTAGAAACATTAGAAAAACAGTCAACATTTTAAAATTATGGAAAATAAATTACCAATTTACTATGCTACAATAAACGAAGATTTATCGGGCTTAGAATTAAAAGAGCAAGGGATACAGAATCTGGCATTAGTCGACTCACCAGCCATGCTTCAAGAATGGATTGCATTTAGCGAGCAGAAACCTTACGAGTTTAAATTTGCTTTACAAGAAGAGCAGCGTATAATCACAGCACCCGTTATTGTTGCGGATTTACCGATATATCGTAAAGTTGATGACAAAGAATTTTACGTTGTATATAAAAAGGAAACCAATATGCAAATACTACAAAAGTATATGCTTGACGGAAACCAACGCAAAGTAAAATTGACACACGACACAAGCGACCTATCAAAGGGTGTGTTTGTATTCGAGGTATTTATCAGTGATGCTAGTAGAGGTATTAAACAGCCCGAAGGTTTTGATTTACCCGATGGCACTATCTTTTGTTCAATGAAAATTAATAACGATGACATTTGGAAACGCATTAAAAGCGGTGAAGTTAAAGGTGTATCATTAGAGGGTTTCTTTGACTTAGAACAAGAAATTGAATTAGATCAAAACGAGATTGAAGCTATCATTAAAAATATTTTGTAAAAACTAAAAATAATACTATATTATATTAACGAAACTAAATTAAATTAAATATGTTATCAAAAGAAACTAAAGATGCTTTAAAATCAGCATTGTTAAAATTAGGTATTGAATTGCCAGCTACTAAGGTAGAAAATGAGGTTGTTAAATTAGAAGACGTTGCGTTAATTGATGGCACTATGTTATCAGTTGACAAAATGGAAGTAGGTGCAATGGCATCGTTTGTTGGTGCTGACGGTGTTGCTGTTCCTGCAGAAGGTACATACGAACTTGCTGACGGAACAATGATTACTTGCGTTGCTGGTTTAATTACTGAAATCGTTACTAAGGAAGCAGAAGTGGAAATTGAAACACAAGCTAAGCCATTAGAAGATGAAATGAAAGCTATCTTAAGCCGCTTAGAAGTATTGGAAAAAGGTTACGCTGCAAAGCAAACTAATTTAGAAACACAATTATCAGAAACTAAAAAAGGTTTACAAATTGCTTTAAGTGCTATTGATGCAATGGATAAAAATTCAGTTGCTTTAAACTTAGAAGCTAACAACAAAACAGTAGCTAAAAATTACAACGAATTAACTTCTTTAGAGTTATTCAAATTAAGAAAACAAAATAAATTCGTAGGATAAAAATAATATAAACTAAAAAATAAAAACAAAAAACAATGGCAATATCTTATTCACAATTAGTAGCGATAAACGGAGTAGCTGCAGATCCAGTAATCTCTGAAATTATCTTTGAAAACAAAACAATCTCTGAAGGCTTAGTAGCTTTTGAAACAGGAATTAAAGCTGGTACTATCTTTACTGAAAATGTAAATACAGTAACTATGCAAAACTGGGCAGTTAACCCATCAGCATCAGGAACAATCGGTATTAACGATGTATTAATCACTCCAGTAAAGGTTGAATACTTAGACGCATTTACTCCAAATGATTTACGTACTTCTCGTTTTAATCGTGATATGAAGCCAGGTGCTTGGAACGATGTATCTGATGAGTTCGCTAAAATGGTTTTAAACGGTGTAGCAAAGTCAATCTCTGCTGATGCTGAAACTAAATTTTGGAATGGTGCAACTTCTGCAACTAAAACGGCTGTTGCTGCTTTAACTGCTGGTACTGCAAATACATCTGTTGGTGCTGCTGAAAAAACTTTAGTAGCTGCAATGCCAACTACATTATTTGATTCGGTTATTACACGTGCAATCTATAACAACGCTGCCGTTGGTGGTCGTATTAAAGTTGTAGGTACTGCTGCAATCACTGCTGGTACAATCGTTGCACAATACCAATTATTATACGCTGGTATCGTTGCTGAAACTTTATCTGCATCTGATGAAAAAGCATACATCTACGCTCCACGTTCACACAAACAATTAATCAATATTGCAAACGTTAACTTGACATACAGAGATGTATTTAGTGTTGACATGGTTGCAGATAAATATTACTACTTAGGTGTAGAAATTAAATTTGTGCCAATTGCTGAAAACGTAATGTTTGTTGCTGTTCCAAGTAACATCAAATGGTGTACTGACTTAATGGAAGACTTAAACATGGTTGTTATTGACAAATTCCCTCAACCTCGTAAAGACTATTTTTACGATGTAGTGTTTACAATCTTTGCTCACGTAACTAATCAAAGATTTAATACTCTTTACGTAGGATAAATAAATTAAGGGGTTATTAATTTAACCCCTTTCATTTTTAACATTATAAAATTATAAAAAAATGCCTTGTCCATTAACTCAAAATTATACACTAAAAGACTGTTTAACAACAGCTGGCGTAGCTTCATGGTATATTACACCATTTGCTAACGTTTTAACTTCTACGTTAACTGCAAACGTTGTAACTGCTATTACTAAAACATTAGCATGGAAAACTATCGCTCAAGAAATTGAACAAGGGATGTGGTCTTACACAGGAACAGGAACAACTGCTTCAGGTACTAAGGCTTATGACTGGGAATGTTCAATTAAAATGAATGGTTTAAATACATTAGATCAACAAGAATTAGAATTGATTTTAAACAATAAAGTAGTGCTTATTGCAGTAATGCAAAACGGTGACGCTTGGATGTTAGGTCGTGGATATGGCTCAAACGCTATTGATTCTAAATTTGAATCGGGAACTGCAATGGGTGACTTTATTGGTAGCACATTAACAATCAAAGGACGTTCAGCAGTATCGGCCGTTAAAGTTGACAACACTATCTTAGCTGGTTTATTAGTATAGTAAATTAATTACACAAATATTAAAAGCAATCTTAATCGGTTGCTTTTTTTATTTTTGTAAAAGTTTAAAAAAATACTATATTATATTAGTGATATTAATAAATAAAAATACAACTAACAAAGTAATATTAACGCTATCTGAAAAGACAACGTTAACGAATGCAAAGTATTTATTTGAGGTTACTAACGATATGAGTAATGCAGTAAAATGCTTTATTGCAGCGGATATAAGTGCTAATAAATTACGTTATAATGAGTTTGATTTTATAGAAAACGTAACTGAAAATTTATTAAATGGTACTTTTAGTTTAACATTAAGTGGTTTTTACAAATACAATGTTTACGAGCAAGCAAGTACGACAAACTTGAATCCGTTGTTAGCATTAAATTTAATTGATAAAGGAAAATTAAACGTTGTATCACAATTAAGTGATTACCCAGTTTACACTGGCAACGAAAACAATACAGTAGTATATGGCGGCTAAATTTCAATACATTGACAACAAGCATATGTTAACGTTTAAAGCGTTACCTAAATTAACGTTTAGCGAAGACAATAAAGGATATATTAAATATGGTAAGGATAATTTATATCCACAGGAATTAGTTAGATTATTTAACGAGCATCCTGAGCATAGGGCTATTGTTAACCGTAAAGCACGTTACATTTGGGGCAAAGGATTAAAGGCAGTTAATGAAGTTGATACAATTAAAGTTGACACGTTTATTGATAATTTTAACCGTAAAGAAACTTTAAATCAAGCTGGTAAAAAAGTAAGTTTAAATACTGAATTATTTAATGGTGTTTATGTAGAAGTAATAACTAATTTACAAGGGCAGCCAATTGAAATGTACTTTTTAAATTCTGCTAATTGTAGAATATCTGAGTGTGAAACTAAATTATATTTTAGTAAAAATTGGAATAGAAATACTCAGTCAAAAGATATTAAGTGTATCAATAAATTTGAAAATAACGGAACTGCTGGCACATTCTTTATTGATTTTAAATATTATACAGCAAGTGCAAGTAAATTAGAAAGCGTTTACCCTATTGCACAATATCAAAGTATCGTAAATGATATTAATACCGATGTGGACATTAGTACGTTCAATAAGAATTATGTTAGCAGCGGTTTTTCAGTTGGTAAAATAATAAACTTTTTTAACGGTCAACCAACCGATGACATGATCAATTCAATCGAGCGTTCGTTTAAAGGTACTTACACAGGCGAGAATGGCGAAAGTTTAATGATTACACACTCTGATAGGGATGACAAAGCACCCGAAGTAGTTGATGTATCTGTAAATGATTTATCTGAGAAATTTTTGTTTACTTCAAAGCGTGCAATGAAAAAAATATTTGCGGGCCACGAAATGGCCCCCGAATTATTTAATATAAAATTTGATGAATCATTTTTAAGTGGTAGCCCTGACTTGTTAATCTTGCAAGAGTTATTTGTAAAAGGATATATTGAGCCACGTCAAACTGACTTATTAGAATTTTTATCTTATTTATCATTTTTAAAGACTGGTGAATATTTAGAAATGATGTTTGAGCCTATTAGTTTAATTGGCGCAGATTTATCAAATGATGCAGATTTAACACAGGATGAACGTAGAAAATTAAAAGGATATGAGCCATTAACAGCCATTCCAACGGATATAAACGGACAGCCATTACCAATAACTGCAACAATAACAAACGATAATTTAACAGGGTTAAGTGCTGCGGATAATGCCGATATGTATCGTATTGTAAGGGATTATACTAAGGGCAAAATTAACGAACATTTAGCAGTAACTAGATTGACAGCTTATGGAATTGACGAAACGCAAGCTAAAAAAATATTAGGCATTGAAGTTAAAATGTCAAAAGAAAAAGATAAATTCTTAGCGCACTTAGAAAAATGTGCAATCATTGAAGACCCCACAACTTATACAGTAATTAAAAGAGAACGAGTAAAAAGTTCAAACGAAGCATTAAAATACGAACGTCAAATAATGAAGTTTGCTGATGCTTTAGTGATTAGTGTAGAAGAACTAGATAATGCTGTTTTAACTGCCTTAAAAGGCAATTCTAGTATGTCTATTGATGAAATTGCAAAGATTACTCAAAGCGAATTTTATAAAGTTGAGCAAAGTATAGCACGATTAATTGATAAAGAATTATTGACTGATTCAGTTGATGGCTTTAAACCTACTCAAAAGGCATTGGATAAACCAACCGATCCGATTGTAAGTAGAGAAATTTATACTGTTTATACTTACGATTTAAACGAGGGTGTAAGTTATGCAAGTAACCCAAATAAAATAAGTAAAAATTTATTAAGCACTTCTCATGATTTTTGCAAAGATACAATAGGTTTAACAAATAAAGGAATGAGTTGGGAATTTGAAGCTATTGATAATATGTCTAATGACTTTGGAGATAATGCGTGGGACTATCGTGGTGGATTTACTAACAAAGGTAGCTTTATAGATAGCACTTGCAACCATTCATGGTATGCCGAAACTAGGGTACGAAATAAAAAAAAATAAACAATGGCTGACGTTTTATTTATACAAGAAGACTACTTTAAAAAATTGGCGGGTGTCGATGGCAACGTGGATTGGAAAAAATTAGAAAGCACTATTATTATGGTGCAAGATATTTATATACAAAAAATATTAGGCACACAATTATACAATGATTTAAAAACTAAAATAATTGCAAGTCCAACAATGGCTTTATATCCAAATGAGAAAGCACTTATAAACGATTATATTGCAAAGGCTTTATGTTGGTACGTTAAAATGGAAGCAAGCCCTGACTTTAAATTTGCGTATCAAAACAAGGGTATTCAAGTAAAAGGTTCAGCGGATTCAAGTTCAGCAGATATTAGTGATGTTAAATTCCTAATGGATAAATGGCGCATTCATGCAGAACGTTACGCACAATTAGTAACTGATTATTTAATTGAAAATACAACAACGTTTCCAAAATATTTAGAAACAAGTAATACAGGAATGAATCCAACAGTTAGAAATTATACTAACGGTGTGGCTATGCGTGGTGACTTAGATTTTGGGAATGAAGAGTTTAATCGTTTTAACTATTGGAGAAGACACGAAGAGTAAATGATAACACTTAACCAAGATATAGAATTATTTAAAAACTTTGCGTTAAAGCACAAAGGCATAAACTCATTTTACTTTGGTGATGAATCAGAAGCGGACACAAATGTAGAAATTGTTTATCCTTTTATGAATGTTATATTGCAAGGTAGCAGCGTTACTGACAATGTAGTTAGTCGCAAGTATATGATTGTGATTAGTGATTTAGTAAATAAGGATATAAGCAATATTAACCAAGTGCTTAGTGATACTGAGCGTATTTGTTACGATGTGCCAAACTATCTTAGACAAGTGCGTAATAGCGGTTATTTAGGTGCTTTTAAATTTGATGCAAATATTTCTTTAACAGATTTTACTGAGCGTAACGATGACGATGTTAGTGGACACTTTTTTGATTTAACAATTAGTTCTGCAATGGGTAACGATGGGTGTAATTTACCTATTGATAGCGGTAACATCTTAGATAATAATTATATTTATGTAGGTGGTAATATAAATCAAATAGTAGGCACATTCCAAGTTGACATTAAAGACCAAAGTGGTAATACATTACAAACATTTTACACTTCGGGAACTTACACAGTCGAAGTGTTACAACAGATTATAGATACAATAAACAGTAATACAGCAACAATAATAGATCCAATAGTTTAATGGCAAATGTAAATATAAAATTAGGTTATAAGAACGCTGCTTTTTTCGCTGCTAACCCTACTTTGGTTTTAAATGTAGGGCAGCTTATTTATTTAGAGCAAACAGGCACATACAAAATTGGCGACGGAGTTACTCAATTACAAAACCTATCTTTTTTAGGTAGCACTAATAATTCTTTACAAGTAATTTCAAAAGACATTACTGATAGTGCAGCCTTAACAGGTACAACTGCTATTACTTTAATGAAGTCAGTATTAATACCAGCTAATACTTATGCAACTGGGGACGTAGTTAAATTATTAAATAGAGCAATTAGAAGTACAGCGTCAGGAACGGCTATAAATTATTTTTATATAAATACAACTAATAGTTTAACAGGTGCTACGCTTGTTGGTACACAAAGTACATCGGCTTCTTATTATGCAATGGAAAAAAGTATTTATATTAAGTCAACTACTATTAGCGAAACTATAAATACAGTTTCATCATCAGGTAGTGAGGTTGGTACTGGCACAAATGGAATTAGTAATTTAAACATTGATTGGACAGTTAATCAATATATAATTGCAGCTTTTCAAAATGCAGCGGTAGGACAAAGTACAGTTATGAGTTCACTAATTATACAAAAATTCTAATGGAAAATTTAATTAAAAAAGATAATACAATAAGCTGGCGAAATATTGAAAACGCTGAGATAATTGATGTACAAAAATTAGATGAATTGGCTTTACATTTAACATTAGCGGAATACGGCACTTACTATTTTGATTATCCAAATACGAGTGTGAATGAAATAAATTATAAAACAATTGACGAATTAATTAATATACTAAAAACAAAATAAAATGGCACAAGAGATAAACGATACAATGATTAACCGTATGGGCGGTTTAAACGGAAGTAGAACAGTTACGGGAACGGGAGCTGTTACTGCAATTAATTTTTCACAAATTTATATTCGTGAAGCAACGGTTATAGCAACTCTAACGGGTACTGATTTAACGACTGGTGCAACTAGCAATCTATTGACTACCTTAGGAATTAGTGCAGTTAGTTTGTTAACTGGTGAGTTACACGTAGCACCTTACGGAACTAAAATTAGCGCAATTACTTTAACAAGTGGCTCAGTAATTTTATACTAAAATGATAATCGGAAAAGCAATAAGTCCGTTTAGAATTAAGCGTAGGAATGGCGGTGCGGCTAACGATGCCGATGCTCAAGCGTTTATAACAGCTAGTGGTATTAGTGGCACAGAAGCGACTGCTATTAATACTTTGGTAGTTAATTTAAAGAGTGCTAACATTTGGACTAAGTTTAAAGCTATTTATCCAATGGTAGGAAGTACAGCAACATCTCAAAAATTCAACCTTAAAAATCCTGCTGATACCAATGCAGCCTTTAGACTAAGTTTTGTAGGTGGTTGGACACATGGTTCAACAGGTGCAACCCCTAATGGAATTAATGCCTATGCGGATACTAATTTAATTCCAAGTTCAATATTAACTCAAAATAGTAATCATATATCTTATTATTCAAGAACTAATAGTAATACAGTTGGAATAGAAGTAGGAACTTCAACAGGTGGTGGTGCTACGCCTGTAAGTATATTACAATTAAGGACATCAGGAATAAGTTATTTAGCTATAAATTCAACAAATACTTATACTACTTATACTGATTCTGATTCTTTAGGATTTTATTTAGGAAGTAGAACTGCTGCAAGTGTTTTAAAATTATTTAAGAATGCTACAAGTGTAGCAACAGGTACAACTCCATCAAGTGGTTTGCCAAATAATCAATTTTCTTTAGCAGCTTATAGATATAATACAGGTGTTTTATATTATTCAAATAGAGAATGTGCATTTGCATCAATAGGAGATGGTCTTACAGATGCTGAAGCATTAGCTTTTTACAATGCAGTTAATGCCTTCCAAGTAACTTTAGGTAGAAATGTTTAAAAAATATAAATTATGAAACTAACAGATATAACAAGAGCAGAATACACTACTTATGTAGGACTTCTAACAGTAGAACAAAAAGATGAATTAGTAGGACAAATGTATGCTCCAGATTCTTATTTTAATCCTGTTGAAACAGCTATTGAAAACCAATGGGTTATATCAGTAGAGGAAATGGCTAATTGCACAAACGAAGAGTTTATTTGGGTAAAAGATTTACCATTAATTATTTACGAACCAAAACCAAGCCCCCCTATAAATTAGTTATGAAAGAATTAGGTTCTTTAGAAAATAAAATAAAATTGCTAACTTTTGCGGCTGGCTTAATGTCGATGTACTTTGCTATCAAATCAGATATTAGAGAACTTTATACTGAGAAACGTTACGAAGTTGAACATTTGCAATATCAGATTGAAGAGATTAAACAAGATTGTTGCAACGAAAAAAGCAAAGATAAAAAGGTAATTTACAAAGAACAAATGGCTGTAATGCCAAATGAAACTAAAATTGAAGCTATATTTTAATTATGGAATTACAATTAAAGCGTGAAACATTTACAGAACAAAGTACTATTGGTACTTTAACTATTGATGGTGTATTTGAATGTTTTATATTAGAGGATAAAGATAGGGGTTTGAATGACACACTAACTTTGGAGCAAATATTGAAAGTTAAAGTTTATGGTAAAACTGCTATTCCTTACGGACGTTATGAGATTGACTGGACCATGAGCGCAAGGTTTAAAGTGTTTATGCCTATATTGTTAAACGTTAAAGGATATGCCGGTATAAGAATACATAAAGGTAATACCGAAATTGATAGTTTAGGATGTTTACTTTGCGGAACTCGTAAAATAACTAACCGAATAACTGAAAGTACACTTGCAACTAAAAATTTATATGCAAAGATTGAAAACGCTAAAAAGCAAGGGCAAAGAATTTATATAACAATAGTACGATGAAAAATATAATAGATAGTTTTAAAATGGGTAATGCGGGCTTTTCTAGTCGCAAATTAACAGCCTTTACAATTATAGCGTGTATTGTTGCTGCTCATATCAAATGGCTTAGTATAGGCGATTTAAGTATGTTGGGCGAAGTCTTTATTATTGATTATGGCTTTGTAGCTGCCTTATTTGGAATGACTACTTATTCAGGATTAAAGGCTAAAGATTAGATATTTCATTTTTAACTTCAATCCAATATTTCATAGTTGAATGTACATCTGTATTAAATGGATTTGAATGTGGGTTGCTATTAATTATTTCAGTAACTGCTATTAAAGCACATTGTTTGGATAAAAAATTTTCATCTTCAAAAAATAAATAATCATACACATCTGCTTTTCTTATGTATGTTCTATATTTATCAATTAATTCTATTGCTTTTTCTTTTGGTGTCATAATTTTATTATATTTACACGTTTGTTTAAATTAGCTAGGTTTCATGTCCTAGCTTTTTTTTATCTAATCAACAACCCTCCAACAAAACCCAAACCGAAAGCTGCAATACCTACCTTGCGTGTTCGTTTTAATTTCTTATCTAACTTTAGTATAAACAAGCTATCTTCATTGTGCCTTAAATCCTGCATATTTGCCTTCTCTTGCATTATTCCAGTTAGTTCGCTGTAACTTATTAACTGCGTTTCTTGCCTTGTTATAATGCCTAAATTGAAACTATCTAATTTTAAGCATTCAGCGTTTAATTCAGCTAAATAACTTTTGCAAGTATCGGGAGCTTGCCGGTATATTGTATCATATTTTGTTTTATAGCGTGTTAT